AGAAAACATATTTTGTATATAGTATATATTATAATTTTATAATTTTTCTAAAATAAAAGTAATATAATATTTTTGTTGTTTATTGGATAAATACTTTCTCTATTGGATGAATTGCAAAGTTATATAAAAAAATGATTAATTTTATAATGTAACTTAATGATAACGATGAAAGCAATCTTTATTACAACTGATGCAAATATTACTATTGGTGATATTGATGCAGATGATTTATACGAAAATTATGAATTATACTGTCCTATCAGCAAATATCAACTCTCAGTTGGTGTAAGTCCTATTCATTTAGTTTCTAAATCCAAACGTGTCATTAATAAAATTGGAACTGATATTTACAGAAGCACAATTATTGGTGATTGTGTTATTGTTAGTGATGATGATAATGAAATTGAGCCATATTTTAAGGAACTTATTGCAATATATAAAGTTATATAAAGAATGTTATATAATAATTATATAACTTGATGACAAAAAAAGCACAACTTGAATATTTCAAACGCTTGATTAATGATACAGGATTATGTCCTTCTCTTAAATCTAATTTTCCTGAAATTTTTGAAAAACTAATGGAATTATTTATTAATCATCCTGATTATCCATCGAAAATTGAAAATGTTGTAGATGTAGCCATTATTAGAAACAAAATCAATAAAAAATATTTCGAATTGCAATTAATTAAAGAAAATAATGATATTGATAATATATCATATATTGCGTGTATAAATAAACCAAAAACAGACAAATGTCTTAAAGAAGCTATGCGGTTTGCTGTTTTATCTCAAATATTAGAATTTAAAAATAATCAAAATAAATTAGAATGTTCCATCTGTAAATCAGCAGAGGATATACAAATAGACCATTTGATATTATTTAAAGATTTATATGATGAATTTATCAAAACTCAAAATGATATTCCATCCAAATTTAATGAAAATTATTATAATGCTGCACAATTTAAACCAGAAGATAAGGATTTTGAAAATGCGTGGGTACAATTTCACAAACAAAAGGCAGAATTGAGATGTCTTTGTAAGAATTGCAATCTGACACGCAAAAAAAAGTAAATATAAAGTTATATAAAGAAAGTTATATAATATTATTTAAATACTATGAATATTTTACATATTAATCAAATTTCATTTTTTACGGTTCTTGGTTTAAAAGCTATATGTGCTGTCAATAGAGATATTGTTTCTGGATATAATAGTTTATCAAGAAAACATATCATACAATTATTAACAAATAGAATTAATTCTGGTTTTAAATTTATCATTCCACCATTTATATATAAAGAAACTGATTATTTTTTAAAAAGTTATATAAAATAATTTCTCAATATAATATATATGGCGGACACAGAACCAATTAAATTAGTTTCATTTTATGCTAATAAAATACATACCAACCCTGAATTTTATGCAGCTGAAAAAAAAAGAGTTGTAAAATATCTCGTTAATCGGTATAATACGGATGAAGAATACAAAAATAAAAAAAAGGAATATTGCAAATTGAAAATGCGTGAAATATATAATCGGCGTAAATTACAAACGCATTAATTTATTAATTTTTTTTTCTATGTGTTATATAAGATGGATTATATAACTTGCAAATCTTGCGAAGAATGCGGAAAACGTATTCCAATTGATCGTATAATTATTAAATCTACTAATGATGGCAACTGTTATTATTGCTATATGTGTATTGATTATATTAATTATATGGATATTAAATTACAAGAATTATTATTAAAGTATAATATAACCCAATCTACTATTAATAAAGAAATCGATGAAATGAATAGTTATTAGGATTCATCCAATTAATTATTGGTTTCTTCCTTTAAACAACAAAAATATTATATTACTTTTATTTTAGAAAAATTATAAAATTATAATATATACTATATACAAAATACATTTTGTAAAGTAATTAATATTTTCGTTGTTTATTGGAAAAAAATGATTATATTTAAGGATTAATTATTATATAACTATCATATAGTAGGTATGCATAAATATTGCTCTGTCTGTAGTGCATCTGCATCTAAATCTGTAAATATTGATATGTATTATAGCAAATTGAAGCAATCCAAGATGGATAATAAATACGTATGTTTTGAATGTTTTAAGAATATTACAGCAGAAGAAGAAGATTTTATTAAATCTCAAATGGATAATTTACCATCCATCATTAAAAATAGATATTTAGAAGAATATATTAAACCACCTGAACCAATCATTACTAATAATACTAATGTTGGTAATATTAATGCTACTGCAAGTAATATTAATACAAGTAATACCACAATTAATTATATTACAAATACTACACGTCCAATTAAAGTTTATAAACTTGTTAAAAGATTGGTTGATGGTATTGAGCGTGATATGGTATTAATTGATTTGGAGGATTACAGATTAGCAACTGGTGATTATAGACCAAGTTCTGTATTTGAAAATTTAGAATTAAAAGAAAAAGAATTGAAACGAGAGGAAACACAAAAAGAAAGAGAATTGAAAGAAATAAAAATTATTGAAAGATTAGAAGAATTGGATAAACGAGATAAAATCAAATCAAATGAACCAGAATTAAAAGCACGACGAGAAGTTGAAATAGCTGCATCAAGAAATAAACTTATTAGACAACGCAAACAGGAATTATTGGACGAGTATAAACATATACCAAATGCAAAAATTGAAACTTGCAAATTTTGTAAAGAATATAAAGTTTATCCAATCCATTATTTAGATGATGATAATAATAAGTTTTTAATCAACTATACTAAATATGATGACGGAAAAAGAACCTCGTATAAAAGTTATGGTTGTATTGATTGTTATGATAAAGAATTGCAGAAAAAAGAAGAAATGAAATTGAAATATACTGAATACTGTCACATTTGCAAATGTCAATTTACAGCTGTTAATGAAGATGATTTCGCGAAACATATGAAAAGTGCAAAACATAATAAGAATATTGAATTACAGAAATTAAAGAAACTTGAAGAAGATACACCTGAAACAGAAAAACCTAAAATTGATTTATCAAAATTTAATATCAGACAACTACAGAACATATGTAGTAAATCATTAGATGAGAATGGAACATATAGAATTAATAATTATACTCGATTATCTAAAAAAGAATTATTAGAAAAAATGAATGAAAATTATGGTTTTCTCGTCTTAACTTAATTATTTTTTTATTAATTATACTACCATAATTTAATAAATTTATGATTTTATAATAATTCATGGGTATATACTCATCAAATTTTTAAATTTTTTATAATTATGATTAATCCAAATTATTTAAAATATATTCCAGATGATAAAAAAAATGACATCCATAATAATTTAATTATTGATGTGTATTATTTTTATCATGGTATTAAACCAAATGCAGACCAAAAAATTATTTGTATGAATAATAATATATTTGATTTGAATAAAGAAAATTTAAAATTAATTACCTCCTATTAATATGGTCCAATATCTGCATTAATTTTATTTGTTTTTGTGCGTTCTGTAATGTTGTAGCTTTTGCATGTATTTTACCTGTGATGGGATTTTTGACCTGATATTTATTATTTTTTAGTTTTGTAATAACATACGGCATTATATGGGTATTTGTTCTATATAATCAATAGAATTATTATAATTATAATTTCTTTGAATACGATAATAATATTTTTTATAATTCGGTTCCTTAAGTCGAAATCGATAATAATGGGCTGTAGTTCTAAACGATAGATATTTAATTTTATTGATATTCAAATAAAATTTACATCCTGCAATATCCCAATTATTTTTTTTAAAAAGCAGAGCTTGAACCGTCATATATTCTAATAAACAATTATATAATTATAATGTAGAGATGATATTATTGATTATTTTATTGATAATCATTTATTTTTACATATTGATTTATTGTTTTCCTAATCGAATAAATCACAACAAATATAATATTTATGATGAATACCTTTAAACCTTCATACAACAATTAGTGCGACATTCCACGATATCAACACTCAAGGATGATGGTAATGATAATTTCCCGTCGTATTGGTGTTTAATTTTTTTTTTAATTTGCACAGGAAATGCGTATTCCTGTGCTTCTAATATTTGGTCGTAATTTTCTATAATACTTGTAATATATTCACTCGTGATATTTTCCTTATCATTATTAATTTTACTATCGATGATATGAGATAATTTATTATATTTAATTTGTAATTGATGGTATTGCGTTATTTTTTCATATATCTTAAAATTACTTATCAAACTTAATATTAAACCAGTTGAAGAATTAAGAATTATATTCAAAATCTTTAATAAATCTTGATTGGTAATTATACTATTGATAATAACCATAACTGTATTACAAATAATTAATGGAATATTAATTATATTTTTTACAAAATTATAATGGTCATATGATTCTTCTGCTAATAAAGCATTTATAAATGAACGTTCTTTGTATTGTTTCAATAATTCTAATTGCTGCTCCGAAACCATATTTATATATAATTATAAAAAAATAAATTTATTCTCATCATTTTGTAACCAGGCCTGTCTCTGAATCAATAACAAATTCATCAGAGAATACAGAAAATATTAAAATATCAATAGGAACAGCAGTATTATTGGTAAATGAAATATTAATATTTCGCGCAACATTCTTATCAGCTAATTGACTGCGTTCAATATTAACATAATAAGAGCGGAAAGTTTCCCAATATTGTTGAGTGAATAGACCACATGAAATACCAAAATCACTTGATGTTAAAGTTTCAGCCAGATTTACTTGTTCGATGAAATTCTCAAAAGTATAATTTAGAGTGCTTTGAAGTTGATTTACACCACCCACAGAAACTTGGAAATTAGTAAGTGAAATTGGATGACCTGTTGATGGTGCAGAATCGAATGGAGATTTCCAGGCGAAATCACCAAAACCATTAGTAGTAGCAGATGAAATAAATGGAACTAGTAAAACTCCAATTGGATGAACTATACCAGAATTGATAAGCTGATTGAAGGTCCCAGAAATATTGTTATATTGATTGGTTAATACACTACGATATACAACTTTTTTATGTCTGTTTTCTTCTATATAAGTAATAGCTTTAGTCGGTTCTAATTGAATTTGTGAATAATAAATTCTACATGCTGGGAGAAAAGAAGATGCACCAGATAATGCGAGATTCACACCATTAATGCTAGTAGCAGGTGGTGCTTTCACATATACACCAGCGGTAATATTTGTAGCAGCTGCAGGAATACCACCATTTGCACTAAGGTCATTTAAATAATTAACCATTAATGGGCATGTATTAGTAAAAGTATTAGTTGATGGTGATATTGTATAACCTGGAGTAGCTGTATTTGGAGTTGCTACAGTAATACCAACAGTCCCAGTATTGAACCATAAACGAAGAGTACAATCAAATTTACGAACAAGCCCAATATTTGCGAGACTTTCAAACAGAGTGGATAATTTTATAATTGCATAATCATACCAGACCATATAATTGGTATTTAAAACAGTATAAAATGGCTTCAGTTCATTCTGTAATTGGGTAGATGTTAAAATAGTTGGGTAAATATTATTACCATTACCAGCAGCAAGGGTT